TGTAGTCTCTATACCGGCTGTATATCCGATATTGACTGCTGCTAGATTTTGAAACTCGTTTGGTATAGTAGATTGTACGGAAACGTCAAAGCGACCTTTAGATTGAATATAAGCAATCGTCTCTTCAATTTTCTTATCCATCCAGGCGCGTTCTTCATCGTTCTCAATCATCCATCCATTTTGTCCCCAAGTAGTGGGTTGGATATAGATGTCATATAAGTCCTCGCGACTTCGCAAGGACCTCAAGGCAAACCTAGTCTGCTCTCCATAGCCGGAACGTGTAAGGACTGGTCCTTTTAATAATACTGACTTCTTCATTTTATGCCACCTCCAGCAAATGCCATCGTTTATAACCGACCCTAGTCTCCCAAGAGCCATGCTTTTCAATAACCTCATCCATTGTCTCTACCCATCGACTCTCATACTCTTCAAAATTATAGTTGTCTTTAACGTGCTGCATACCTGCTTTCGACATTGTATTATACTTTGCCTTGGGTAGCTTGATTGCTTTTTCTAGAGTTTTCGTAAAATCAGCTTGATTAATTCTGTCTTCATAAATATAAGGCACCTGAAGCGAACCAATAACTGACTTCGAAGATGGTTGAATTCCCCACCCAAACCAGTTCTTTCCATCAGTTACTTGCTCTTGGAGTCCACCAGTCATATTAACAATGATTGGAGTACCGCATGATAGCGACTCTAGTGTTCCTAGACCGAAACCTTCAGCATCAGAAATATTAATTGTAAAATCAGCTGCGTTATACATAAGAGCTAAGTCTTCCGCCGACACCTTCTCTGTTGATAGCAGAACCTGCCCATCATTTATACCTAAGTGCTTAATAATTGCCGGCAAATCTTGACCGTGTGGATCACGAGCATCAGTGTGCATCAATAGCGATGCTTTGTCGTGACCAACTTTATCTAGAAACTCCTTGAACCACCAAATAAGTGTTCCAGATTGCTTACGTCGAGCGTTCCTATTATTCCAAAAGAAGACTTTCTTTTTCGGGTTCTGGTACTTGTCGCTTGATGAAGTAATCTTTGTTCTGAGTGCTTCAATCTTCTGCTTACTCTCAGCATCAGTATACTTCTTGAAGTGCTCTTGGTGTACTGCATGCGGCAAATATCGACTAGATGTCTCTGGTGCAACCTTCTTTAAAATTTCGTGCGTTACTTTGGAAATGCATACAACTTCGTCTGTTGAGTTATAGAACCTAGCATTGAACTCTGGGGCAGGGTAGTTGTCCCAAACATGATAGTATACCAGCGGTGCGTGCGGGCGAACTTCGTTTTCCATCTCCCATAGCCACTCGTAAAAACGAGGGTCAGTCATAAACCACACTGCATCAGGTCGCTCTTTTTGCATGACTGAACGAATAAGCTCTGGCGTTCCATAACCGTCAATAGGATATATGATCCAGTCAGTTCCATATGGATCAACCTTCACGGGGTTGTAAGCTTGGTGCTTGACTGCTCCACCCATGCAAATAAACTTATAGCGCCCTGTTTTAAGGAGCGCCTCAATCATATACTTTGTTTGAGTGCCAACACCAGATGGCGAAAGCGGGTGGTCAGACAGGACCAAAATCTTCTTTTTACTCATTTATTCCTCATGAACAGTGTTTTGTATTATAAAACTTGCATCCAAATCCGGAAGTACAAGATAAGCGATTCTTAATGTAGCGCTTGTTTTTTATATTATACAGTGCAGTGTTCAAAGTTTTAAGCGCATTTTCAGTTTTTCTATTACCGCTTGTTACTCTAAAAAATTCAACACGATTTTTCTTAGCAGTGCGCTTGAGTAGTGCAAAGTGTGTTTCTACTTCTTTTGGATCGATGTTCAGCTTCTGACAGAAGAATTTCTTGTACAAAGTAAGTTGGTATGTTACCATTTTATCTGAACGCTTTCTAGAATCCCAACCCCAAGAACAAGTTTTCCAATCAAAAATATGCACTTTATTGTCGGGAGTCTTCACAATAGCGTCGATATATCCTTTGAACTTATACTCATCTTCTCCTTCGATTGGCTCCATCAATGGAAGCTCAACCGCAAGAACCTCATACTCTTCAAAATAATCATCAAGAGCATCTTGGATCTCAGGGATAATTTGATTTCCCTGTGTTTTCATATTTGAGATGAGCTTACTATCAACCTCTACGTCATCCGGCAGCTTGACAATATTCTTTTCGAACTCTTCGATAAAGAAATTCTCACTCATTTCTTCTTGCAGTAGTTTCTTCTCACACACAGAGTGAATTGCAGAACCAAACGCGGTATAGGCATTACCCTTGAAACCATCGATGCCATCGACTCTCGTCAATTTGTGGTAGTGCGCGCAATGCACCCAATCTTTAAGTTCAGAATAAGAGATGTGTGGCACAAGAGGCTCCAACTATGAGTGTTTATATACTAATATAACACTTCCATACTCAGTTGTCAATCATTATCTGCGTGCAAGCTGTGTATTTTTTTATACAACTGGGGGCAGGTGCTTTTCATATAGTTATGTGAGTCTGATCTTAATAGAAAATCAGTAAACCCAGTAGCAAAATATTCCCTTAAGGATGTTGGGGCATACGCACTAATAAATATCCCGTTACAATATTGAATAAGTTTGTCGTAACCTACTGTTTGCAACAGAAACATATCAAAATCTTGATCGTATTCCACTTCAGTGAACTTTTTCTTTGGTACCCGGTAGCCAGCTGACCATAGTATATCGTGAAGAATGAGTCTTTTGTCTAGGAACTCGTTTTTCACTTTATTGTCTCCGTATATGAAATATCCCTGAACCTCCTCAACCGAGTGAGCTACTTCATGTACGATGTCATCGACAATATCTAATTCATTATCTTGTTCGTTGGAAATGCAAACCATACCATCGGCATAGAAAGCATTGATTCCTCTTTCATCAAATTCTTCGAAATGTCCAACCATGATCATTTCAATCTCAGACATCAGGTGTGAAGGGACCACACTCTCTACTTCTGCAATTGCTTTATCAAAATCAATATCTGGATTTTCTATCTTATCTTTAAAATATATGTGCAGTCCGCGAGTGGTATAAAAGTCACTCACCTTCTGTTGCTGTCTTTTCTGGATTTCTTGTAAATCCTTTATAAGCATCGTCTAATCCTAGTTCATAACCTCTGATGAAGTTCTCTTCAGCTAGCACAAATACTAATTCTGGGAATTCGTGAGCTAGTGTTTGGATGATCATTTCAACTGAGACGTTTTGTTGTTGCAACCTCTCTCCGGCATAATTTACCAAAAGAGTCTTTAACTCAGATTCTCCGGTCTCTGTTGGTAATGCCAAGAGAGGATTCATATGAGCTTCTTGCTCTGTAAGTGCTTTGATGTTGTCACTCATAATAAGTTCTCCTTCTTTATAGTACTTTAGATGCGAGGGTAGCTAGTTCCGATCTCTCACCCTTCTTGAAGGTCATATGTCCGGAAATACGATATGACTTGAATTTCTCTACAGCATGAGCAAGACCATTAGATGTCTCGTTCACATACATATTGTCGATTTGCTCAACATCTCCAGTTAAGATAATCTTCGTACCTTCACCAATGCGAGTAATAATTGTCTTAATTTCATGCTTTGTTAAGTTCTGAGCCTCGTCGATTACAATAAATGCGTTTGAGATAGAGCGTCCACGAATGTATGTGAGGGCTTCGATCTCAATCTTTCCCTTATCTATATACATCTCAAGCGAGGTACGGTCACCCATCAAGAACTTAAGATTATCCTGAATTGGCATCAACCAAGGGAGCATTTTTTCTTCCATGGTTCCCGGCAGGAATCCGATGTCCTTTCCGAGTGGTTGAATCGGACGAGAAACTATCAAACGAGAATAATAATTGTTCTCAGAACGCAATCCGATCGTTTGCTGCAATCCAGCAGCAATTGCCAAAAGAGTCTTTCCCGATCCTGCTCTACCAACAAGCGAAACAATCTTAATATCAGGGTCCATTAGCATATCAATAGCAAATGCCTGTTCTTTGTTTCTGGCATCTATTTTCCAATCATGAAGCTTCTTATGAACCATAGGTCTCAAGGGCTCGTGATGATTTATAAAGCGAGCTAGTGCAGATTTCTTTTCATTAGCATTCGAAACCATCATAACATATTGATTTGCGTGCATCTTTTCTACAGCTTCGTCCTCTCGAAGAAAGATCTCATCACCTGCATAATACCGGTCTATCACCTCATCATCAAAAGGCTGTATCGAAAAACCAGCATATAATTCATCAGAAGAAATAACCGCCCGATCAGTCTTATAATCTTCTGCCGGCAGTCCAATTGAATCACAAATAACTCGCATGTTAATATCACGAGAAACCATAATTGTTCGACGAGTGCCGGATGCCTGAATTGACTTCGCGGTAGCTATAATCGTATGATCTGGAATTTTAATATCTAGTTCTGCTGGAAATATACTCTCATCTATATGAGGGAGTGGAACTACTTTTATAATCCCCTTTCCTTTCTCAATCCTTATTCCAGATTCTAAATTACCTTTTCCTCTGAATTCATCTAATGTACGAATAAATATTCTAGCGTTGGCTCCAACAGAATCTTGTCTCTTCTTATGGTTGTCAACTTCTTCCAATACTTTAAGTGGTATGAAAATATCGTGATTATCAAATTTGAATATAGACAGAGCATCTGTCAGGAAGACACTGGTATCAATAACGTAATTTTTCTTAGCCATGTTTTGCTGCTCTCGGTGGGCACAGTAAATAGTGAAGTTTAGACATTTGATGTCTTCTGGTTTCATTATAGATTTGTTTCTGCAATCTGTATATCTTATTTTTAATTAAAGGCGGAGAGAGAGGGATTCGAACCCTCGGTAGGTTGCCCCACACTCGCTTTCCAAGCGAGCACCTTCGTCCACTCGGTCATCTCTCCTTCTCTTTAAATGGAGCCACTTAACAGATTCGAACTGTTGACATACGCTTTACAAAAGCGTTGCTCTACCAACTGAGCTAAAGCGGCATTAGTTTTTAAATTATACTCCACATTCTTGTCAATGTATAATATATTATTTAACGGGTGGTACTTTTCCAGATCTTAAAACAATTTCACATATGTGTTCTAGCCTCTCAATATGTTCAAAAGCATCCCACGGTGTTTTGCCAACTGCACATACTCCATGGTTTGCTTGACCAACAACTTCATATTCCAGGCTGCCGTCTCTTTTGAGACCAAACGCAATTGAGGTTTTGTCTGCTAGGGCTTGAGATATTGCCGGCAATTTTGGTACATTTGGACCAACACGAGTATATCGAAACACTTCTGGGAAGTCTTCTGCTAATGCTTGTAAATCCCAGCCGGCATACATAGCTGCCACTATATTCGTCGAATGAACGTGTAAAACACATCTAGTTTTTTTTGTATTCTGCAAAAGCTGCCAATGCATCTCAAGCTCTCCAGAAGGTGAACTGTTTTTGTCCAATATCAGGCGGCTATTACTGCCAGGAGCAATCTTTATTCTAAGAACGGACTCAGGGTGTATTATGTTTTTTCTAACAGCAGAAGGGGTTATAGCAATCTTTAATTCTCCCTTTCTTCGAACCGAGCAGTTTCCATCGCGGGTGGTTATCCATCCCCGCTTGTAACACTCTCTCATAACATCGCCAATTGCAGTAATCATAGACTTAAATAGACAAGAATAAAAAGAAAAGCCGGTTTTTCATCTAGAAGCAGGAAAACCGGCAAACCTCTGCCTACGTGACGATCGGCAGCCACGTTTTGCTTATATAGCGAGCAAAATAGCGCTTTGAATCAACAATCCTTTACGGCTTATCAATCCAGATAATAACGTTGTCACTTCTGTAATTGTTTTTAATATAGCTAGCTGATGTTGTCAGTGGCAAGATATCATTTATATTTATTATTGCAGATACTAGGTTATCCCCACCACCTACAAGAGCTGGGAAGTCAATAATTAAGCTTTTCAAAACTAAAGCCTTCTGTTCAGTTGGGTACCAAAAATTATTGTGACCTATTTCAGACAAATAACAAACGATATATTCCTCTGTTTTCATATTTTCTCATCCCACAAATAATTAATCCATATATCACTCATTTGTTCTTTGTTTATGTGCCTTAAAATACTTGGTTTTGGTTTAATCGGCTCTTTTAACGGATGCATACCTGACTCTTTCGTGGTTTTGCATCCCTTTTTTTGATTACACTTTCGGCACGCCGCAACTAAGTTTTCCCATATATTTCTGCCTCCTCTACTTTTTGGTAAAATATGGTCCATAGTCAAATGTTCAGTAGCGAATGTCTTTCCGCAATATTGGCAAACATTCTTGTCTCTCATCACTACATTTCTTCTATTGCAGGACACTATTGTAAACTTAAAGTTTACTATTGTGTTTAGAACGATGACAGAAGGTAGGCTAAATGATCGAGTCGGGGAGTTGACTACAACCCCTTCATACGATTCTATTGTTTTAGCTTTTCCGACAAGACACATAACCAGAGCTTCTAGTGCATCAATGACTGCGATAGGTCGATAGGTGGAATCTAATTTTAATGCTTTCATTTGTTTTGGATCCACGACCATACCATAACTATGCCAATAAAGGTTTCAAAGTTTATCTATCTGATTCTGTAGAAGTCGTTCTATTTGGGGGTACTTGAAAATCTCTAACTTTTCTGGCTAAATCAGATGAGCTATCTAGCTTTTCTTCTCCACCAATAGCCCACAGTAATTCCACACCTATCTCTTCGCAAACAGACTGTTCTGGCGTATTTGCTTTTCCTCGATCTCCACCATTAGCAAAATAAGTTGGCTTTAATCTTCTAATCGCTTCGCATACAGTGTTATCACTGTCATCTACTGAGTCGACCAAAATAACTCCTTTGATTGCGTTAAGGATTTCGATACGGCGCTCGAACTCCATAAATACAAAGCCCTTCTTTCTAAATAACCAATCATCGGAATTGGCTATTATAATCACGTTTCCGTATTCGGCTGCGTGCCTAATCATTCGAATATGTCCTGCGTGAACTGGATCAAACCCGCCAGAAACCATTATTGTTGGCTTTTCGTTCTCATTCTCATCAAACATATCACCGTGAACAGTCATTTGCCTTCTCTTGTTTAGTTTTGCTTATTATAGCATGCTAAAAATATTTGTATAGAAGATTATGGTCCAGTATCGCCGGTATCAGCTCCATAAGGATTTTCTGGATCGTAGTGATATGCCACGTCTACATTATCATTTGATTCTGGTATGTTTGTGAAATATACCGTATTATTAGACCGGTCGTAATACCAGTCCCAGTTGGGTACACCATTAACGAACACCCTCATAGAGGATTCGTGAGATGGAAAATAGGTTAATTCAATGAACTCATATGGTTCAAGACGTGAAGAAGCATCTTTAACTCCAGATGCCCAATCTATATCACATATATCGACTATGACTCCTCCAAAAAAGTTAGTTACCTCCATATACCGATAGCCAATGTTAGATGCAACAGGAGACGGTGTACACACTGAGTCAGCTTTATTTACATTAATTATGCTAGCAATATACCCAGAGCCACCACGCTGGTTTCCATACCAAGACTTAAAATCATCAACGTTATAAAAATTTGTATTACTCTGTTCTTCCTCATCGGAGACAAATACAACAAGCAGCGCTGCATCTTGTCTCATCCAAGTAGAGGCATATGGATTATTAGTTATGTATTCATATACTGCATCGAAGCCTTTCTCTTGCGCACCAAACTTCATTATGCTAAACATATTTATAGCATCACCGATATCGTCTCCGGGTACTAAAGGAAACTGAGCTTCGAGAGCAGAAGCATATGGATCGCTGCTCATCATAGCTAAACGCCAGCCAGATTCTGGCAGAGCGTTCATCATAGCTTCAATTCCTGCTAATAATTCTGGATCATATTCATCCATTGAGCACGATCTATCGATAACCCACAATATATCAACACCATCAACACTTGACGGTTGAGTAAACGAGTCGACCCAGATCTCTCCATATTCGGTGCTCCTGGGTACATCTGTTAATATATAACCTGGAACTTCAAATCTATTATTTTCACGCTCACCGTGAACAACATAGTCAATGCTGCTGCTGCAACCACCAAGCACTGTTATAAATAGCATTATAGCTAATTTTAATAAGTTATGTACCATCCCTATTAATACGTAGAGATGGGATTCGTAAAAAGTTGGTGTTCTTCTACATTTCTTTGATAGCTAGCATCATCTGTAGCCATCTGATAATCAGAACCCTAGACTTTTGGGCTCTTAAACAACATTAATGTCTTTTTTGAATCTTAGATAAAAATATTGTTTTAGTTGCTATTCGAAGGATCTTATTTCTTTACATCAGAAAAATCGCTAATTTCTACAAACAGTTTTTTTCTTTGTTTAAGCTTTTTTCTTTTTTCACTTAAGTGCCAAGAGTCTTCATTTTGACTATTGAACGTTTTGTTTAACAAGCTTTTTTTTTGTTTTCTGTTTGCGTTTATAACATTATTCATTTTTTCCTCCTTTATCACCTATACTGGATACAATCTCAATCATTGAAGCTGGTAATATTTCCAAACTTCCTCTTTTAAACCAGTACACGTGTATCCTGTCATCAGCATATGATAGCCACGCTAACCACTCTTCACCTGCGTATGCTAACCTGTCTATATAGATGATTATCCCATAAAGTGTATGAGAATCTGCCATAAGCCACGGTCTTTCTTTAACTACATCCCCTATTTCGTATCTAATATAATGTGATTTCTCTGATTTATTGGACATTCTTTGTAGATAATCGGGTGGATCTCTTGCTCACCACGTGCTATTCTATAGTTTATTTAGTACGAAGACCTTTGTGTCGGAGGCACATAATAGACATGGTGCCTCTATGATTGATAATCCAGTTAACCGATCAGTTTTAAAGTAATTAGATATTAATCTCATAAGAGGAACATTGTTTAATAAATTCTAAGTATGTTAGACCTAAGAACCTTGCTGCATCTTTTTTAGAGTTAGTTGCTGAGATAGCAAATATCAACACTGCCTCTTTCACTATTGGAGTCATTCTTCTCCATATATCAAAACCATATAATCGGTTGTTTATATAGCTACAAGAAAGTTCTAATTTTACAGCTATCAGTTCTTCTAAACTTAGTGAACTAATACAGACTATATTAATATCAGATAATAAACCTTGATCTTTTAGTTTATTAGTGATACTAGTATTGCTAGTAGTTGACCTACTATCTTTAACTTTCATTAACTTTCACTGTTAGTATTTTATTTAGTAGATTTAACTTTCATTGTTAGTTATTGAATGATTTAACTTTAGTGGGTATCTTTACGGGAACAGGACAAGTTGATTATAACGATGATTAATAATCTTGTCAAGCTTTATTTTTAATTATATTTCCAAATCTATGTGAGCGCCTTCTGCTAGCGGATCTGTGGGTTCATCCATTTTCTGTTTTGCAGACTTGTATGCTTGATTGGTCGGCTCATCTACAGATCCATCCAACTCTTCTTCAAACTTATCAAAGTACAACTTCAGGTTTGCAATCAAATAATCATAGAACATTTCTTGGTCGTCTGGATCAGACAACAGTTCATAGTGATCGATTATTTGACTCTCAACTTGCTTGAATGATTCGTAAGCAACATTACGACCGGTAAGATCACCCTCTACCCCAGTACCGAAAGCATCTCTAGGATCATCATCCACCTCTTCTTCATCGGATGATTTTTCTGCATCGGTTCTAATATCGATAAACTTATCGTCTTTTGTTGGATCCACTTTACCGATATTTACATCCAGTTCCTCTCCCATATCTTGTTCATCTATGCTAGCGCCGCCGGCAGCGTCAGTATTAATTTGAGCAGGTGTCAAGGTATTAATAACAGCATTGATTATGTGTGCTCTGTATGATTGCCTCTGCTCAGGATTACTAGTTAGACCCTTGTAATCAGTTTCGAAGTTTTTAATAATCTTCAATAGAAGCTGCTCTAGCACATTGATGCCAGTTGATTTATTAGGAGTGGGATCTACTCCCGCTACTGAAGATTCCGATAGCATTGATTTAATTTCAAGTTTGATTAATCGATTGATTAAAGCATTTGCAGATTTCTCTTCTTTGATATTTGTGCGCTTAACGTGCCTTATAAGGCGGCGCACATTCTCTCTTAGTAGTTTCTCTTCTTGATTCATCTTAAAACACCTCTTTCTATAATTAGTCTCATAACCTCATTGGCAATGATTAAACTCTCATTATTAGTTTTTCTCTTGGGTCTATCGGACCCAGATCCCAAAGGGGTAGAACTTCCAGCTACTGCACCACCACCCATACTTGCCATCTCATCAATTTTGTCTATTCCAAGTATACTCAAAACCATATCGACATTCTCTTCTCCAATAAAATCAGATATTTCTTCACGATTCTCTGGGTTGATAAGTGCATTACGAAACTCAGTCGCGCTGTATGGTTCACCGCTTGGTCGTAATGTTGGCTCTACGGCTGTTTCTTGTGGATCAATTAATTGCACTCCGTCTTTAATATACTTTGCTGCCCTCGCCCACCTTGCTACATCTCTTCCTTTTCTGCTAGCACCTAATATAACTTTAGTGCCAGGATCTAGGGGACCATCTGATCCGATATATTCGTATGCTGCTGTTATAGGAGAAGCATGGTCTGAGATGCCTACCTCTACATTCGGAATAGACTTGGTTAGCTCTTTCCAGATAGCAAAAGAATCTTCAGCGGTGATCTCTCTTCCGTTTGGAAGTGTGCGCCCGCTCTTTGTTGGTTTCGATATAATCACGATTACTTTATCAGCCATAGAAGCGTATGCCTCCACCATATCTAAATGTCCCTTGTGTGGTGGCTTGAATGCCCCAGGAACGATTGCAATTGTTTGCTCGACAGTTGGGTCGATATCAAAATATTCTTCCTCTTCTTCCTCTTCTTCGCTTATTTGACTTGGAAATTTAGCACCCTTGTCGACAGCAAAGTTTGCGCGGCTAAATTCCAAACGGTCTACGAACTTGATTCCATTACCTGCGTGATCGACTGCGACATATCCCTCTGGATTACTAACTACTAAATCACCGCTACCATCATCGATAAAATGCTTTGTATTATATACAGCATTATTATATTTATTAATAAAGATGTTCTTGGCTTTATACAACAGTCGACTTATTTTGAATATATTAAGTATGTCTTCTTTCTTGTTGTTGAAAGATTGCATTGTTTGCTGAGTGTTGTCTGTTGCTCTTTGTTTTCCCTTATCGCTCTTTAGCTTATCGATCTTCTTTTGAGAACGTTCTGAAAACCAATTAATGAAACCATCATAAGACTTCATAGGATCTTCTAGAAAGTTACCAGATCTGATTTCAGTATTAATGTAAATGTTCAATAAAGCCGCTGGAAGATTATCATAGTCTATTTGACTGTCAATTGCATCGGACTCATTTACCAATTTAACAACTTCAGCTTCTTCTTCATCGGTCAATGTCACAGTTCCGGTATCATCTGTGAAGTATGCGTCATCAAACCAAACCTCTGGAGATCTTTTAAGACCTGAAACATCAGCGCCAAAACTAGCTCCACTGTCCAAACTACTATACGTTGTATGAAAAACAATACCGAATTTAGCTTGTCCAATTTGTTGACCTAAACTAGAGTCGACTGGAACTGCATAAACAATTGTGTTAGGCTTAAATCGATAATGTGGCTCCCCATCAATATTAGTCGTACTAATCATCTCATCATCGAACATAAAATCGCCCTGCATGATGTTTTTGATATTAAGCCTAGGCAGATACTCAAGCGCTCTTGTTAATTTGTCGACAAGACCCGGAGCGTGTCCATGGTTTTTAATAATATCTTCAGCGGTGTAGTTTATTTTTGGAACCTTGTTGAAGATTGATTTGGTTCCTACAAAGAACTTGCCATTGTCCGGATTAATACCAACAAAGATAGCCGGCGCACCGTCCCATTTAACGGACGTTTTAATTTTAGACGAGGAATTGCCCTTTAGAGTTTTTAAAAGCTCCACAAGGAATGCTCTAGCCATCTTATAGCCATCTGAACCCTTGGTTAAGACTAGTTCTTCAAGGTGGGTAAGGTGGGTGTTCGCTTTAGCCATTAATAATATCTCTTTTTTTGATGAGCAATTGTTGCTTTGTTTTTATTTTTGTTTCTTCTGTCGAATAGCCTCTTTTATAGCTATCCTGACGAGCTTTTGAATTTGCTCCTTTAAAGCATCCTTGCCCTCTTCATCTAAGATACGATCCTCCGAATCTCCGTCGGCAGAACAAGGAGACTCGCCCTCTTCCACAACTTCTTCAATTTCTTCAGCTTCTTCTTGGATCTCACCGGTTCCGTTAAATTGCTCAAACTCCTGAAGAGAATTGAAATTAAAACCCCAAGCCTCGGATAGTAATGTTGAGATTTCTTTATTTTTCCAATCTTTTGTGGACATGTTATTGTCTCCTGTTTGTAAATGTTCGTAGTAAATAGTACCTTTTGTACTGTCTTCCCAATCTCTGAAAACTATTGACGCTTGATACGCTTCAATTTCCATATTTCTCATATGTGGATCAGACTGTGCGTATCCTTGTTCACCCATACCGGTTACTTGGTCAAAGTCCCCGTTGCAGTTTTGTTTGTGGTGCATTAGCTCGTGAGCTAATGATCTCATAATATCTTTTGGGTGTCGTTTTCCAATGTATATTGTAATTGACTCCTCTTGCGGGTCATAAAAGCCAGTTTTTCCCATTGGATTGTTGGCTTCGTTCTCATTATTCTTCAAAAAGAGCTTAGGAACTCGGTTAAAGCCCATTTTCTCTTGCGCATATGGCATAAATTGGCTTATAAGCTGAGTCAGCACATCGTTCATTTAGATACCTCTTTTAGTCATATATTAGCCTAATATACTCTAAATAGTTACTAAATTGGTCTTTAGAGTAAACTCTGACGGGTTCTTAGAGAATATATCAACCCACTTGACTCAAAATAACAGATATATCACAATATAAGGTCAATTTTTGTCATCTTTGCCACTTGTTTTTGAAACCAGCCGCAAACTTAGAGAAAAATGCTCCAATTCTGCCTTATCCCCAGCCAATGGTACCACTGTCGATATTGAAACTAATCGATTGGAACGAATTTCGTTTCGAATGCAAACAATAAAGCCATATTTATAGTCCCAGCGGCTTTTGTCAATGCTCCAAGTTGACCACTCTACTATATCACCCACTTCAAACGCTTTAGAAGAGATTTCTCCAAATACTTCTTTCTCTTTCATTGTAATAGTAATCTATAAATCATATAAGTACCTTTAATAGGATACATTAATAGATTATATCATTCTCCTTCACTATAGAGACTGAGAGTAGAGCGGCAAGTATAGTAATCATAGAAAACTCGTATCCAAAAACTAAATAGACTAGCCAGCATGCCCCAATGACGGCACAAGCTTTCCAAAATCTTCCAAACTCAAATAACATTAGTTAAATCCTATTTCTATTAGCTCGTCGGGATCGATAACTACCATTTCACTGTTATTAGAGTATATCAAGTGTCTTCCCTGGGAGTCATATGACTTATATAATACATAAACTCTAATACCACGTGGAACTCTTATAAAACTACGAGTGGCTGGCTGAAAACACCAGATATAACCAGACCCGACAATGAAGTGTGATGGAACTAGATCACCATCATCCGGCTCTATCTCACCAGACACTTGTTTAACCAGTCTTTTAATAAGATCTGAAGCCTTTTCTATATCGTTCATATTTTAACTAGGGTATAGAAATTAGAAACAATAACAATAATAGAAATTATACAAGCACCGAGTAAACAAAGGTAGCTTATTGTTGAACATAATATTCATTTTAACACTTTTTTAGTAAAGTTTAAAAGAAATCTAGAGCCCACGCAATTGCGAAGCCCATTGCTGATTGTACAACCATAAAAATGGTTACCGACTTTGTACGAAACTCTTTCAAATCGTTAACCTCGTCGAACAGTTCACGTAGCTGAGTAGGAGAAGAGACTTCATCCATCTTCTCTTTCCAGACTTTTAGATCTTGAACCTTATCTTCTTTCGCCTTCAACTCTGTTAGCTGGTTTTGTACCAACTGAAGCTCGTTTCTTAAAGCTTCGATTCCCCCAGCCAGGGTTTCAAGTTGTTTTAATACTAATTTAGAATAGGTTTCCCAGCCATTATTATCCAAAGCGAATCCTCCAATCGTAAATAGTGCTCAATCTACGTTATCTTTGTAATTCCTTTTTCCACTTTATAAATGTAAATATTTTCTATATTGCTAAGTTCAAATACTTCGCTTTTTGCTTTCTAATTGTTGTGCTTGTAGGAAGTATCAAAGAGGTCCATCAAAATATCAAGTAGATTATCATCATCCTCAAATTCATCTTCATCCATGATGAGTGACACAAGCTTGTAAAGTTCACCGGGGCTAATACCAAGACTACCAAGGTCTTCATTATTACGAATAGCATTGCGAACGTCCTCAAGTCTGTGGTGAGAAAGAATATAATCAGCAGAGGGCGAGGGGTGGCTTTCTTTTAGGTATCCTCGCCAATTTTCAAGTAGGAGTTTCATTTTTCTATCTTTTGCCCGCTGATAAGGATTACACTGCCTAGCCTTCTAAACTCCATCGTATCTGTCAACTTTCCGTCTATCAGTGCCATTGCATGCTCTTTAGACGAAAGATAATATACACCTTGAGGATGTTCTGCTATAAATTTCTTTAGAGTAGGACGCCACCTTTCCATAGCTGCTCTTTGCCACCAACTATATATGTTAACAGATTTATATCCCAGCTCTTTTGTAAGGGTCATATAAACATCAATGCCGTCAGTAAATCCATCACACACTTCGTTATTCGGATCTGCAAGTTTATCCTCATCTCCGAAGTGGGTAGCTATTGCTCTCACTGTGGCATTTGTACATACGCTTGCTGTAGCCATTTCTGTTATATACTGTCTCCAATTTTCAAGTAGCAGTTTCATTTTCTATATTCATCATCCCAATCAAACTTTTCTTCTCCGTCATAAACGTGACGAAGGGTATCATGGTACGTTCCGCTATAAACATAAGCATCAAAACCATTTTCGCCAGCCAGCCATTTTTGAAATATCCGATGGTTACCATCTTCAACTAGCAATTGTTTCTTATCGATATTATAGAATAACACAGGTAACCCATCTGTCATGCTCAGTTCACCACGCCATATATCTGATAATACACCCTCGCCCTGCTTAGTAATCATACTTAACGATTTAAATGGAATATTCTGAACCAAGACTCCTTCTTCGCCTTCTTCCTCATCAAACTCTTCTTCTCCTTGGAGAATCTCAATAGGAAGAAAGTTCAACTCTTCATTCAAATACTGACGCCAGTTTTCAAGTAGGAGTTTCATTTAAGTGTCCTCTCCACAGTATTAACCAGCGCTTCCAGTTGCTCAATTACTTCAACGGGGATCTCCGCTTGATTTCCATATATAGCAGCCAAAAGTTCAGCAACATCGCCTTCAAACTTAATAACTCTCTGAATGGGTTCTTCTGGAGCAGCAGACGATGAGGGAAAATCAATCACTTCCCCTTCCATTAGTTTTCGCCAATTTTCAAGTAGGAGTTTCATTTTTTATATTCCTCTGCATAGCCTTCATTAACTAGTTTGTGGCATATGTTTACATCATTTTTAAATATAGTTCCGAGACACCTGCCGTACTTGCCAACACCATGAGACTGCAAAACGAACGGGTCATCCGGAGAGCCCATAATCTCTTTGAGAAAGGCTTTTGCTTTCAACCCGTGCTCCTTTTCGGTTAAGTTTTTTGTGCGCGTCTCGGGGGCGTCAATGCCGTTTAAACGTATGCGCTTCTTAACCCATACATCAAAACCTAAATCGATTATTGCATCAATGGTATCTCCATCTATAACTCGAATCAATTTAGCGCGGTATGTATACATTATGATATAAAGTTTCGCCAAGACTTAACGAGATTCTCGTTGATATTATCACCTTTCACATCAGGGACATATAATTTTTTCATCTCAACAAGGGTTTCGTTAAAATCAGCAGCCAAATTATCCTCGTCGTCCGCATCTCCTGTGACTAGTTCCCGAAATAACTCAGACATTTCATCAGGCTGATCAGCGTTTACCATAAATGTTACTGTTAGTTTTATATCCGACCCTTCTCCATCCTGACTAACTCTTGCATCATAATCTAAATAATATTCTGAATCAACTTCTTTTCGTGCGGCATACAATAGTTTCTGTTTCAGTGAAGTCTTAAACTCGCGCGAGTCTATAATCTTTATCATAACTAATGGATCCATGCCCCAATCTGCAGGTTCATAATAAAAACTATATTTAGCGGTTGCTTCATAACTCTCATCATATCCTCCGTCTGTCTCTAGATCCCACTCATATGATTCCAAGTCTCCGTCCTCTATCTCTCTGGCTAGTTTTATAAACGCCCCACCTGACATATAACCTTCATCCTTGAAAAAACTCTCAAGCATAGATTTATACATGTCTCTTTTGTCATCCTGTAAGTCAATAGCGGCGCACGTGTTTTCGTAGTCTTCAACCATTACCAGATATTGACCGTTGCCACCGTTATCTGGATGTTCTAGATTAAATTGGCAAGACCATTTAACACCCTGGTTATCCGGCAGGTAACTTACCCTAGCAGTGCTTGCAACGAATATATCTCCCATACGATCATTTATATGCTCCGCCGACCACAGGTCCACAGCACCGGGATTAGGATAACTGCTCCACTCGTTAGCCTCCCACTTAAAATGCAATGTAGCAGAAGCGTCTATATAAAAATCACCACCTCCGTC